CTAGGTCTGTCATCAGTCATTAGTCACAATCAACAAACTTGAGGCCGGTCGCAGTGACCTCATAAAACTCTCGATTAGTGAGGTTTTGTCGGTTCGTCTCTGAGGTGATCACCTTAGCGCCAATCTCTACATCAACTTCATCGTAGTGTATGCGCTCCCATCCATCAGACTCATCGTCATTGGTGGCTCTGATGTGGTACTCACCACCCTCAATGGTCCAATCTGTTTTAGCTTTGGATGGATACACAGTCCAAGCTCGCTTTAACTTAACTCTAATCATCTGCATCTTGGGTGTCCTCCAAGTCTTCATCGTCATCTCGCGGCTTGAGCTCCTCTTGTACTTGGGTGATCATTGAAGTAACCATCTCTGTACCCTTATCAGAGGTCGAGCCTACATTGAGCTCTAGTTCTTTCTTCGCTCCCCATCTATCAGGGTAGCGTCTCTCTAAGATCCAAGCGTAAGCTCTCCAGTCTGCTTTCTCGTCGCCTAGTCTTTTGAGTTTGGCTAAAGCCACAGCTTCAGCGAAGTCTTTGGCAGCGTTGACCTCTTCAGTCCATGAACCATCTTCACACTCATCAAGCCAACGGTAGTATGTTCGTTCACCTACTCCGGCCTGAGTGCATGCAGCTACTATGCTCATACCCTCTCTGAGGTTATCAAGTAATCTATCTCGAACCTCTCGGTTGTATCCCTTGCGTCCTGCGGTGCTCATCTTCGGCCTCTTTTAACGTCTGCTCAATGTACTCTTGGAGAGCTTTAGATTTATTGTAGACATCTAAGTCATCAGGGTTATTAAGGTCTAAATCCTCTTCAAGACGTGTTACTAACATCTCATGAAGTATACCCAATATCTCTCTGGCTGTCTTGCGCGTGCGCGTGGTGTCTGTCGAAATTGATTTAATATCAGTCATCACTCTTCTTCTTTGCTCGTCTCGCTCTGTTGTATTCGCGTTCACAGAGTAGCCTTATTCTTCGCTCCTCAGGGGTCTCATTCTCTTTACGTCTGCGCTTGTATTCTCTCGCATATTGTAGTCGAGCTTCTCTCTCCTCAGGGGTCTCATTAGCTCGCTTATGCCTAATCCATTGGCGCTTATATTCTAGGTTACGTTCCCTGTTCATTCTTCTCTCGTTTCTTACGAGCGTAGTACTTGCGTTGATACGCTCTCACTTTTTGTAGACGCTGCTCTTTCTCTTCAGGGGTCTCATTAGCCACTATGCGCCGGTATCGCTCCCTAGCTTTACGTCTGCGTTCTTCTCTCTCCTCTGGAGTCTCGTTAGCCAACATCTGTTCATATTTCATACGCTCGTATAACTTGCGTTCTTCTCTCTCCTCAGGGGTCTCGTTATTCTTTCTCGCGTGGTATCGTCTCCTGAGGTCAGCGCGGATCTCTTCAGGGGTTCGCTTAGTCACCTCAAAAACTCCGGCAGTGTCGCGAGCTCCTCAGCAGTGAACTCAGTGGGGAGCAATTCAACAGGCCAATTCTTGAATTGTGGTTTTTTAATCTTCTTGGGTGGAGCTCCTAAGCGCTCGCGTGCTGCCTGAAGTTTTGTTAAGGCGCTGTGCTTAGCTATTGGGCTCATCTGTCGTTTCATGGGTTAATCCCTAACCACATCAAAGTTGCTCGAAGATCATGTTTACTAGTCTGCATACGAGACGCTTTGAAGACTGCTTGGAGAGCTTTGGATTGTGGATGATCAGCTAGCCAGCTTTGAGCGCTCTCTATGGTTGGGAAAGGTGGTGCATCCTTAATACTTCCTTGTGGGTTCTTAATGCAGATGTACCATCTGTTTAAAGCTTTGAGTTCGAGCTTAGAGACTGTCTGTCTTCTAGTTGTATTTCGTATACGATGATCAACTCTTAGAACTGAGAACAGGCTGATAAGGTCAATATAATCAAACTCCTGATTAAGCGTCATAGGGTCATAAACGCGATTATTTAAGATCGCTTCTACAAGCTCCTCATCAAACAACCTACTGACAACTTCTTTTGGTTGGAAGTCACTATAAACTTGATGACAATAATAAGCGCCCAATCTATTCATCAAGAGAGAAACCTCATGAGTATTAAAACCTTGGTTACTGCAATAGTGTACTTTCTCGTAAACCTGACAAGGCCGAGGAACGCGGAGCAGATTAATGTCACACTTCTCAAGAGCTGAGTAGGGTAATAAGCCATCTGATAAAGCTTGACCAACATCAGGGTGATTATCCTCCCAATCAAAGAAGTGAGTGATGTTATCAAACACTCTCACCCCAGCTTGGTCTCCATGGCCGTATATATTAACGACTTGACACACATCCAATAAGGGGGCCACAGCTTGACTCATCAGCCAAGGGTCATTGGTTTTACATATCTCTACAAGCTTAGAGCGTATCGCCTTAGTACAAGTGAGCATTAATATCATGTATGCTCCGGCCTTGCGTGTACGCTCTCTGAGCAGAGGCCACTGAGTTCTCAGTCTTGGCTCCCATGTACCACGCTCATCATTGTCATCATCATCGAGAAAAGCATTAAAGTTAAATACCTCTTCAAGAGACTTTGATTTATTTAACCCTACTGTTTTGATCTCCCAGTAGATCTTATTATCAGTGTTGTCATCAGTGACAATATCGCAATACTTCGAGCGTTTATCATAGTTATGATGACGAGGGTTAGACTCAAGGTGAGTTACGCTATCAAATGGCAGCTCATTTAAAACATTAAAGACTTGTCGCTCAAACCAAAGCCCAAACTGCATATTATCAAAAGGGCTTGAGAATTGGTTTAGCTGTTTCCTTAGGTGATATTCTAGTGAGAAGTTCATGTCTTTTCCTATCCTCAGGTGAGGTTCAAATTAATTCTGTTTGTCTTATCGACGTGTCCAACCCTCTCCAAAAGAGCTGGGGTTATGACTTGGCTCAGGAGGTAGCAGTTTCTCTTCTCGGTCGAGTACTCGCCAGGTATCCACTCTCACTTCCCAAACTCGTTTTTGTTCTGTGTTGACGTGAGAGCGAAGCTGCCCTTGTGCATAGACCCGTTTACCTTTGAGCATAACTTGAGCCGCTCGATTTGAGGAGTTACCCCAAATCTTTAGTGTATGCCACTCGGTAGAGGTCTGCCAATTCCCTTGGCCATCCTTATAGTTTTCATTCGTCGCGAGTCTCGCATAAGTATAAGGCGTTCCCGATTGAGTCGTCCTTAGCTCTGCGTTGTCTCCGAGGTTTCCAATTAATGTTACTTGATTGATCATATCAGCTCTCTAAATAAAAAAAAGCTTACCAACCCCTAGAAGTTGAAATGTTCGCAAGACTACCCTAAGCCTCAAAAAACATATACCTATGTATCGATACTCATAAAGTATATTGTTTTGTTTGGTTTAAGAATATTGGGGTTGATAAGCTTAGAGAGTATGAATCAGGCTAGTTGTCACGTCAATGAAAAGTTGATATTAACATCATGTTTCAGTTGTGTGATTAACCGGCCTCTTAGTTTCTCATGTGGCTTTGAGGTCGGTTATTACTAGAAGCCCCAAGCGCTCGCGTTGACTCTCTCGACTCGTCGATCTCTACCTACCATCTTGATGGGCTCGGGAAACATAGCGCCTAGACGACTATGGGCCGCTGAGTTGTTACCTAGTGACTCTAAGACTTGTCGCGGTGTGAGGTTGGTCGTCAGCATCACCTGAAGCTTACCAGCTGTCCACAACTGAGAGAACTCCTGTAGAAGTTCTATCGTCTTCTCTCGCCACCAAGCGCTTTGGTTAGCTGATCCGCCAACCCCACCAAACTCATCGATCAAGAGCACGTCAACTCCATGAAGCCAATCTTTGAGTGGGTCTTGAGCGTGTTTATCATTCCACGTTTTCTTAATATCGTTAAGTAGTTGATTGTGGCTGATGAACTTGACCTTAACAGCTTTGGGGTTCTTCTTGCCATTTCGATAGATGGTCTTTGAGCAGATGGCAGCTTCGCGAGCATAGGCATAGAGCAATGAGCTTTTGCCGTTCCCCGGTGGGCCATAGAGGAACATGTTAGGAGCTCGGCGAAGATGGGGGATCTCTGAAACATCAGGGGTTCTTAACCACTCAAGAGCGCGACCAATAGCTTGTAATTGCTGTGGAGAGTCTGCCTCATAAGTATCAAAGCTCATCCCTATAGCGTCTGTGGGTAACTGCATGTTGTTTAGGCGTTTCATCCATCGCCTTGGTTTCTCGCATCTTTTACACATCACAGCATCAAGAGAGGTCATCCCTTGGGTACGCTCATAAAACCATCCCTGCTGACACTCACCACAATAATCAACCGGCTTGCACTTTAGCGTCATGGCCTCGGTATCGATCCAGTTTAGTGCTTCGAGGTTTGATGGGGTGATGTGGCTGAAGTCCTTAAACTGCTTAGGAGTTGATGATTGCTGTTTGAGCTTTGCTTGATAAGCTTTGAGGCTGTTGATTGCCTCCTCTGTTACCTTGAAGCGCGTCATCTCTGAGTCGTGTTTTTCGTTGTCGATCATTTATAGGTCTCTACTTTCAATGCTTGTGATCGAGCTAAGCTTTCTTCATGTGCTCGTCGCTCGGGTGATAGGTGTGAATACATCGCGTCTCTTCGTGCCTTGTCTTTGTCGAGTACAGCTTGGAGAGTCTGTTCTCTCTCTTCCATGGTCGGTACATAGACTTTCAAAACTTGGCGCTGAGGTTGAGGAGCTGCCTGAGGTTGTGGCTCAGGTTCTCGCGTGCGCTCTAGATTATTATTTAGATTATTATCTAGATTATTATTAATTATATTGTGGCCCATTTTGGGTTGACCCTTGACCCATTTTGGGCCGACCCTTGACCCATTTTGGGTTGACCCTTGACCCATTTTGGGTTGACCCATTTTGGGTTGACCCATATTGGGTTGACCCATATTGGGTTGAGACTCTACTAGAGAGCGCAGAGCTTCTACATGTAGATAGACGACTTTGAGGCTTCCACCTGGGATAGCCTCTCGGGTGATCACTCCTGCCTTTTCGAGTTCCTTAAATGCTCGGGTGATAGTGTTACGACTCACGCTGCCATTGAAGATAAACTCCTGCATGTAGTCCACTGCCATAGGACGCGACCAAGTATTCCAGTCTAGCTTATAACAGAGAGTCATAAGGACAATCTTAGCGCCGTTTTTAAATGGGCTCTTTATAGCGAGCTCCATAACTTCATGTTGCTTCATCTCACCTCCATGTTAAAAAGTTTCATAAAGTATTTGACATGATTCTGACCATATGTCAAATACTATACATCAACTTCTGTACATCAACTTCTTTTACACTGAAACTTGGAGGTTAAGATGCATTCTGCAAAACGAGCACAGATCAAGATGATCAAGCTCACTAAGCTAGCTGAGAAAGCTGGCGTATCCCTTGGTTACTTATCTCGCATTGTCAATGGTGACTTAGACGCTTTCAAAGACACCGCCCTCAAGTTGGCTGAAGCGGCTAATTCTTTATCAGAGGCTCAAGGCTTGCCTGTCTGTTTCGAGCCCAACGACTTCAACGCTAAGCTCCACGTCAACTACAAAGAGATCTATCCAGACGCTAAGTTTCGCGTGCGCTCTGTGCTCTGCTCGAGTTGTAGCTATGAAATTAAAACCGCCAAAGAGATACTTGATTACCACACTGCAGATCTACTCTACACTCGACTCTATGAGTTGATGAGTGATGCGCTGCGCTACTCGCGTTGCCACACTTTCACCTATGCCGACCACATTTACTACTTCGAGGGGGAAGAGGAATAATGGCCTACTCTGACGAATACCCTACATGTTACGACCTCCAACCCATCCGACCGGAGGACCTCAATCAACCACTGAGCATTACTGATATTGAGCTCAAAGCGATTCAAGCTGTCGACCTCTCAGAGAAGCTCTCTCAAGGTGTCAACAAGTTTGATCTCGCGAGAGCCGGCATCAAGCTCTCTGCTCGTATCGCTCGAAAGTTCCGCAAGTGAATTTTTACAATATTCAATACACCATCAAGAAACGACTGAAACAACTGACTGACGATGATGAGTTTGTTCTAGCCTCACTAATCGTTATCACCTTATTTTTACTGACTATCTGACTATTTAAGGATACATACACATGAGCATTTACACTCCCAAAAACATTCAAGAAGCAATTGATATCGCGTCTCTCCTCACCAATTCTCAAAAAGAAGCTCAAGAGCTCATCCAATGTCACGCTGCCTTTGGTGATCACTTCGGAGGTGATCTTGGTAAGCTTATGACTCAGGCCTACTCTCTCAAGGGGAAGCCTGCTCTTAACGCTGATGCTATGGCTGGTATCTGTCGACGCTCAGGTCTCGTTCGTTTTATGCAGGTCATTGAGTGGACTACCGAGGTCTGTGTAATGAAAGTGGCGCGACGTGATGAGCCTGAAGAGATCATTCATACTTTCGTTTACACCATGGAGATGGCCACTCAACAAGGTCTCACTCGGAATCGGAATTGGCAGACCATGCCTCTACAGATGTTGCGAGTACGCTGTCTGACTATGGCGCTACGCGCTACATTCCCTGACGCTTGCTCAGGCATATACAGCGCTGATGAGATTGCAGATAATATGTCAATGTCAGATGATGAGCGCACCCACATCACAGCCCAGGCTATTGGAGAGGAAGTTGGGACTCAATCCCCACAACCCCAACGAGCTCCTCAGTCACAGCGTCCACAACCCCAACGAGCTCCTCAGCAGTCAACCCCTCCTCAATATAAGCGAGTTGGTGAGGTGACTCCGAGCAATATTACTGACTTTCAAAACGCCGGTCTATTAAAGACTGCGTGCGAGTTTAACGAGATCAGCGTGAAAGAGGCCAATGCTTGTATGCAGCGCTTAGGCTTTCATGCTGATAAGGCTACCCCTGAGGAGAGAGAGCAGTTCTTCTATGAGTGGTTACTCAGCGACACATTACGCAATTCTAAACTAGCCCCTAATTGGTGGCGGAATGTGGGGGAGAGCAAGCACATTATTGCTCAGCTTCATCAAGAGTTTCCCGTGTTGTCTGCTCTAGGTTGTCGAGAGATCGGGCAGACGTTGGGAGACCAATTTTTTTGGGAAGCAGTGAAGATCGCGTCTTGTTACTCTGGTGATCTGTTGGAGACCTCTCGAGTATACATCGAGCAGTGGTCACGACAAGGCGCTAATCAGCTAGCACCTACCACTATCCTCGGTCTCGCTGGTTAAGCATAGCCTCAATTCTTGCGCTCGAAGCAATCAACTGCTCGCACTTAGTCTCAATAGACTCAAAGCGAGTATCCCAACCTCTACCGCGAGTTTCGAGCGACACTACCTGTTGTTTTAGCCGGCCCATCTCCTCAGCGTTTTTAGCTTTATCTTGGCTAGCCTTTATGATCAGGCCCACAATAGCTACAGCTAAGGTTAAAAACTCAGGAGTAATATTCATCGGGTGGCCTTTACGATAAGGATTGATGCAAGGGTTAAGATGGTAGCTCCAGCGCTTATACCGCCAATCTTCAACATCTTGTCACGCTTCTCAATCTGAGCGCTCTGCTGAAGTATGAGCTTATCTTTATCCTTGAGTTGAAGTTGATAAGCCTCAATGACTCCCTTGGCAGCATCTCTCTTTTTCTCAGCTTCAACAAGTTTGAGAGTCTGCTCTTTGCAGGTCTCAGCAGTGGCCTCTACTGCTTGCTTGCAGATATCAGGAGAGCCCTCCAAGGCATCCTTAAGGCGTAACCACTCCGGCACCTCAACGACGATATAAGGACTATTGACTGCATCATACTCCATCATACCTTTGACAGGTGGCAATGAGTCACCCATCCAGATCTGAGGTTGGATCGGTTGGAGGATGAGGCCTAGTATCATCAGCGCTTGCATAGCTCTTTTACTCCCTCGATGGCTCTTGAGACGCGATCTCTGCAAACTGACTCACAATCAAGTACAGCTTTACCAGCTCTCGCGGCATGGCACTCCGAAAGATCGAGCTCGGCTTGTTGCTTAGCCTCTTCAGATAGAGTCAAGCGGCCTTGTAGGTCTACAATCTTAGCAGAGGATTTCAGCTCGGCTTCTTCATAACCAGTGGTGATACCATGAGCATAGACGCTAAACAGGATGAGCACAAAGACCCCACCAATAGCGCCATACAATAACCACTCTTTAGTGTGCACATTGAGATTGTTGATCATCGTAGGTGCACCAATACTAGGTCATCGACAGCAGGAACAGAAGCGCCGCGAGAGACAGGGGCAATCAGGCCACAATCTTCAGAGGCTTGGATAATTGCTCGACCCTCATCATCACAGCCTAGCCATCCACCTTGCTCAGTGATGCCAGCCCCTGCTCTAATGAAACAGGAGCCGGATAAAGTAACCTTGCCCCATCGAGCGTTGTTATCATCTAGGAATGTGGGTTCTCTCAGCACTCCAAGAGGAGCAACATCAGAGCTTGTAGCTTTACGCCATTCATTACCGGTACCATGACAAACCATAGTTCCAACTGCTAAATCTTCATTTATTCTTAATGTTACAAACATATTAGCTCCTTATGACAATATAGATATTTGCAGGAATGCAGGTAAAGCCCTTGCGCCTTGTAAAATCCCCATCGTTCCTGATTTCGCTACAACCTTTAAAGATAGATTAATATCGCTGGCTCCTACTGTATAAATACCAATATTGTGAGCATGGTGATTAACGTTCTGCTCTGCAATGTTTCCAATCGCGGTATATGTTGCGAGTCGACCACTACCAACCCCCCATTGATATCTTATATACTCAGTACCTGTTAAGTCTTTAGCTCTATGCAATGCTTCACATAAAATAGTTTTACCGTTCAAAGCGCTACTCTTTAAAGTATAGTAAGCAGTCCAAGCTGTTGTATTTAGATTACCTGGGGTTAATGTACCATCAGCACTATTCTTAGTTAAATATGTTGAGTCATCATATTTAAACTGTCCATTTCTCCAACACACATTATCATTTACATCGTAGTTATAAGGAGAGGTATTAAAAGAGCCAATACGCACCCAACTTAAAATAGGGATTCTTGCTTTACCTGGGGCCGCAATGCCACCCCAAGTAGAGGAGCCGCTATTAAACCCTAATATTTGATTATCTATCGGAGTACCTGACACATCAGAGAGAGAGGCTAAGGTTGGATTAATTACCCCTGCTCTACTTGGTTCAATAGCCCCGAGCTTATTAATATTATGGCTCATGCTAATTTCTCGATCAGCAAAGATGTGGATGAAGTAATATTTCCATCTTGATCCGCTATGCTATCCATACCGCTTTGGGCTGCTATGGTGGGGTTAAGGGTCGTTGAAGACGTGAACTCAACAATGCTTGTAGCAATGCTCCCACCTGACCCATAAGTAGAAGTAGTGGTCTCACCGACTATACCAACGCTAGTTTGAAATACCCCTGATGAGTTCTCCATTGAGAAAGCACAGTAGCCGGTGGTTGTGAAAGTTGGGAGGCATGTTAGCACGATTCTATAAGTTCCTGCAGGAAGCGTTACACTTCCTAGCCAATCCCCCCCACCAGTACCAGTCGTCGCGGTGGTTGAGACTGTGGCCCCTGTTATCGTGTTTTGTCCATCTGTGTCATAGACATATAAAACGGCCCCTGTTCCTAAGCTAGTTGCTGGGCTGTATTCATAGTGCTCAGTCTCACCGCGTCCATAAAATATGTATTGGATATCGCTTGAGCTCCCTGCAGTGCCAGACGACCAAGTACCTGAGCTATAAATCAGCGCTTGACCATCACTAGGAGATGCTGCTGAAACATCACTGAGGTCATTAACATTAAGAGACTGTGTAATCTCTCCGGCTCTATTGGGCTCTTGTGTGTCAACTTTTACGGAATTATGACTCATTAGATGATCTCCCAGTGTGTTCCGGTGCTGACTAGGGTGATAGCTCCATATTGAATATCCATCACATAATCAGTAGTCGCGCCATCAATGTTACTCGTCTGTGGGTCAATGGTGATAGTACCGGTACCCATGTTCTTTACTCGGATCTCCTCACCCGCTGAGACTCCTGAGGTCGGCAGAGTGATCGTAAAGGTTCCGGTGCATGAATAGTGATATCCTGCTTGAGCGTTGGCTGGGTCAGCTGTGATGGCGCTATATGTCCACCCCCCACCACTACTTGGCAGGTTCGTTAGCTGTGAGCCATCTACAGCAGGAAGCCTTGCTGAGCCATCAAGCTGGACTACGTTAGAAGCGCCTGTACCCACATCTAAGGTCGCGACAGTACCAAGGCCAAGCGTAGTACGCTGAGCGATCGCGTCTGCATCATCTAACAAAGCTCGTCCTGCTGACGTTAGATCAGCCACTGCGTAGGTATCGCTAGCTGTGGTGTAGATCATCTTATCAGCAGAGGTAGTCAGCCCACTAATAGAGGTCAACCCTGCATCGAGAGGCTGATAAGTGCCATCATCGTTAAATGCTGAAACATCAATAGCGCTCAAAGCAGTAGAAACTGCTTGGTTAGAGCTGTTCCCCACAAAGATCTTATTATTATCTAAGTTAGGTGTCGCGTTACTTCGACCTGCTCCGCCTACCTTGATGATACCTGCTGAAGCGTCTGCTCGAACAACGCGCCCAATATTTTGGATGAGATTACTCTCTCCGGTTGGGGCTGTGTTAGTGAGAGCTCCGGCTGTGGCGGCACTCACAAACACCGTATCGTTAGCGCTGAGGCTGTAAGTGGTGGTGTTATAGTCAGTGAGATTACCAAACGTGATGACTTGCACATCTGCATTGTTGTTTACATCAGCGGCCAATAGGCCGAATGCAGGCATGGTTGAAGCGCTATTAGCTCGAGCTAGGCTGATGAGTGGAACGGTCCCACTAACACCTGAGATGTATACCGCTTGGCCCTTAGTCAGAGCCCCACCGCTCTCATTCCTCGCTTTGAATTGAATCGCTCCATTGAGCTCACTGTGAAGAGTGATGAATCGGTTATCCTCAGCGCCTAGAGTGTGGGTGTTATTCGCGGCAGGTAAGACATCAGCACCAACCACAATATCACCCGTCCCATTGGGGTCAATCGTCACATCTGCATTTGAAGCGCTCGTGATGCTTTGGCCGTTGGTGTCGAGGTTGCCCCCAAGTTGTGGAGTGGTATCATCGACCACAGCAGACAAGCCACC